CACCCACAGCAACAACAGAAACTGAAGTCACACAAGCAGGAGCAATCCACGTATATGTGCCGGGAGCTGTATAAGAAACATCAACAATAGGTCCGCCAGCAGCTTTATAACCAAACCCAAATGCTTGAGCAGACGCACCACCTCTAGTAACAATAGTTGGCATGATTAGAACTGTGTCTGTGATGCCAATACTGTGTAGGTAGCACTGGCAGTCTTTGTGATGGAATAGGTGTACACATCATAACCTGACGCGTTTCCTTTCGTTGGAGCAGTGCCTCCTTGCCAATACGTTGTGACACCTGATGATGAACCATCAATAGTCAACGTACCATTCATGTAATACGGTGTTGCACCTTGCAAAGCTGAAATTGCAATCGTAACGGTCTGTCCTGTTGCCAAAGCACTATTCAATGTCGTACCACTACTAAACGCAATATTCTGTGTCCAGTTTGCGCCGGCTGCGGTTGTGTAATAAATGACAGAACCCGTGTTGATATAAGCTGTAGGCGTTGCATTGATTGCGCCGGCAACTATGTTCGTTGTCTCTGCAATATTGGCTGTAACCGCGCCAAAAACGCTTGTAGAGCCATTGAATGTCTGTGTTCCCGTCCAGGTATTGTTTGAAGATAACGAAGCTGAAAACCCTGAATATCCAGAATAGCCAGATGTTCCAACACCGCTATATCCAGAATATCCAGAAATACCTGAGTATCCAGAATATCCAATAGCAGCAATCGTATAGGCAACAGTTTCTACTATGTCACCCGAGTTTGCACCTACAGCCAATACAACCGTAGATCCGTTTGATGCCGTGTAATCTGATGCGTTTAATAACACACCATTTAAATACACTTGGATGTAACCTACTGTATAGGTTGCAGAAAATGATGTTTGTCCTGCAGTCGCAGTAAAACTGGTTCTTGTATAAGTGGCTGTCGCGGGCACACCTGAGTAACCCGAAATACCTGAATAGCCTGAGTATCCAGATACACCAGATCCTGAATATCCAGAAACACCGCTTCCTGAATAGCCTGAAATACCCGAATAGCCTGATAGTCCTGAATAGCCTGAGTATCCAGACGCGCCTGAACCTCCTGAGAAGCCTACGCCTGAGTATCCTGATATACCAGAGTAACCCGAAGTTCCACTATACCCTGAGGTTCCGGAGTAACCTGAAATACCTGAGTAACCAGATATTCCACTCGCGCCTGAATAGCCCGAAATACCACTATATCCAGAAATACCTGAATAACCCGAATAGCCCGAAATACCACTATATCCAGAAATACCAGAATAGCCCGAATAGCCAGAAATACCACTATATCCAGAAATACCCGAATAACCAGAATAGCCTGACGCTCCAGAACCACCTGAGAAACCCACACCAGAATAACCAGAGATACCACTAAAACCCGAAGTTCCACTATACCCTGAGGTTCCTGAATATCCCGATATACCTGAATACCCAGAAACACCTGAATAGCCAGATGTACCAGAATATCCAGACGTACCTGAGTAGCCTGACAAGCCCGCTAATTGAACTACACTGCCTCCAGCGTTCTTGTACCAGGCTGTACCATCGCCCCAGTTTAGAAAGAGCTCTACGCCGCCTGCATTAGTCGTCAATTGTGCCGCTGAGGGCCGAGTGCCTGGGGTTGCACTGCCGAACAGTTGTATGGGCGTATATCCGGTCTGGGCCATGATTTACCTCGTTAAATTAACAAGTATTAGATGCGATTTCTCAGGTTTTATCAAACGACAAAAGGCTGTCTAAAGCCTGTTTTACTATCTCTGGGCTTACAAATGCATCTGAGTTGTGCTCAACAAATTCCCACCAACCAAACTGGTTAGGAGCCAAATAACTCCTGTCCTTCAATAAATTTACGTTCTCTGCATGACCGAATATTAAAGGATCAGAGACAGACCACAAAACGATCCCTTTCTTTCCTTCATCCCAGCCTAAATGCTGAATGAAACTATCACAAGAGATCCACGTATCGCACTCATTGATAAGCTGCCTGAGTTGCGATAGCGGCAGATTTTTACGGAAATCCGGAACTAACTGCTCTTCGCCCTCAATTCCTATTTGAACAAAGTCATCGCGTAGTTCCACTACACTTTTCCAAAAAGGATAGTTCTTGGGATTCGTCTTTCCGCTGCGCAATTGCTTGGAATACGGTGAAATCAAAATCATAAATACATCTTCCTGTACGCGGCTTCCAAACTATCCTTCCAACCCCAATCAATCATCTTCTTGTAAATGCTCCACTGATCTAAATTGCCAAACAAATAATGCGCTTCAGCAATAGATCGACCAGGCACAATCTCAGGATAACAAGAAAAGACTTCAGGGTTTTGAATGTCCTTCAATACGTGACTGAATACAACGTGATCACCCATGCCGGAATCCAGAACCACAATCGTTTTATCGCGCAAACCCAGCATATTCCGGAAAACATGCTCATCATGTTGGAACATTTCATGTTTGGTTTCGCTCCTGATGCCGCCCTGTGGGTTTTTAAGATGCCATGAGTTCGCACTCGGCACCACCATATTGACATATCCCTTTTGATGCAACCCATAAGTGAATAAAGTCTCTTCACGATGCGCCACACGCGATAAGCCAAGATGGTAGTCATGCACTCCAGCCCGATAGATGAACGAGCAATGTAAATGCTGTACAGGCTTTGCCTGAGTGATATAACCCCACTGAATGTTGGGTTCAGCATCAATCTGGTCAATCAGCCCTGTAGAAGGCAGATCATAGGGTATCGGAACACCGCTCTGAGGCGTTAGGATCGCGCCGCCGACTGCGCCTATATCATCGGCCTCAATGTACTTCGATAACCGCTCTAAGACGTTCGTTTCGGGTATACAGTCATCGTCTACGCGCCATACCCACTTGTATCCCCAGGTATTCGCAATCTGATGAATATGGTGCTGCCCCTTCTTAGGGGCATACACCACTTCCCAATCCAATCTCTTCTCTAAACAAATGCGAAAGAAGTGCTGATAGAACGTCATCTCCCGCATATCTTTCGCGTCATCGTTGTCATCAAAAATGATCAACTTGTCCGGCAACTTTGTCTGATTAAGAATCGCCATCAACACCAAAGGGAGTGTTGTTTCATATCTCCCTCTGGTTGCTACAGAACACAAAATACTCATGGACGCACCCAAAGCTCTTGAGAGAATGGGATGTCACGGTAATTAATGTAATTCCCGTTTTGGTCTATGCCGTCCCATGCGCCAATCTGCCGGCGATCCTTTTGGCTGAACCCCAAACTAGCCAATTTCTGCTGCATTGTGTTGATACCCTTGTAGACAGGGTGAAGCTCACCATGTATCTCAATCGCGATTGTAGAAATCCTACGCACGTCTTCAGGCTGCGCCGACATCAACACATCGTACTCGCCGCCTTCACAGTCCATCTTGAGATAGATGTTGTCGCCATCACACATAGACAACAGATCCTTCAATGATACTGTGGCAACCTCTTCGTAAGAGCCTGACGACTTATACAAGCTGTTATGGCCTGTCTTTGCCTGGGAGCCTATACGTAAGACTATGCCGCTTGCGTTAGATGCTGCGTTCATCAAAACAGCAATGTTGTCTGCTTGCGCGCGCGCTATGTTTGCTTTGAGGATCTCTACAGTGCTTGAGACCGGCTCAACCGCAACGACTTTCTTGGCGCCAAGACGAGAAGCAAACAACGAGAACGTGCCCATGTTTGCGCCAATATCAATGACTTCTCTGCCTAACAGATTCTGTGTTGATATCTGATAGATGTTATGACGAATTACTTCATCATATAGCTCTGTCGCTTCTTTGCCGTTTTCGCACAACCAATTCAAAGACTTTTTGATTGCCTCATCAATATATGATGGGTTGTACTTCATGGCTAACCGGAAACTGTTTTCAGAGAAAATCTGTTCCCAATTCGGCACTAAGTTTTTGTCGTGAACCGTGCCTTCTCCAACATGATAAAGAGGGAAACTGCCTGTGTAGTTCCCGTTTACCATGTATTTCTGTGCACACTCTAAGACTTTGTATCCGGCTGCCTCAGCCTCAAGACAGAACTCAGTGTCTTCGCCGCCTCCAACGCCGTATTCTTCGTTAAGAAGGCCAATCTGATTAAATACCTTACGATGTACCGCCACGCAGAAAAACACGGCGAAATCGCGTCCTGCAGCCGGTGAGAAGATCTTGCTGATACAGGATATGCCGCAGTCCGGATCTTCAAACGGCGCGTCCAACATATCCAACCACCGGTTTTTCTCCTGATCCAAAAGAACCGTGTCATTGTTCAACAGAATGATCTTTTCACCTGTTGTTAATCTGATACCCGCATTAGTGGCTTTTGAGAAGCCCAGCGGTCTGAAACTATGCACAACTTTGAAATTGTGCGGAAATCCTGCTGCTTCAAAAACGCGGTCTACCTCACTTAGGTATTCCATCGTTTTGTCTTTGCTTCCGTTCACAGATACAACCAACTCAATTTCACTTAAGTCGGTGTATCTAAGAATGGAATCAATACATGGTTTTAGTAAATCGTCGCAATGGTTATATGTTGGTATAACAACCGAAAACCTCATCAAATAGACCCCCCTGTAATCCCGCCCGTAACTGCATGCGTGGTGGCATTATAGGTGAAGTTAGAGTCTGTGCGTAAACTTTGTGCACCGGTTGTTGCATCAACAAATGTAACGTACTCAGTTGCCAGGGTTCCTGTAGACACCGTGACTGTGCTGGGCGCGGCTCCAGAATAACCAGAATATCCTGAGTTACCACTGTAACCTGAAATTCCACTACCACTGTAACCTGAAGTTCCAGAGTAGCCAGAGATTCCAGAGTAACCGGAAATGCCTGAGTATCCAGAGATTCCAGAATAACCAGAGATACCGGAGAAACCAGAGATACCTGAGTATCCAGAAATTCCAGAGAATCCTGAGTAACCTGAAGTTCCACTATACCCAGAGATTCCCGAGAAGCCAGAAATTCCGCTTGCACCGCTGTATCCAGAGATTCCTGAGTATCCAGAAATTCCGGAGAAACCAGAGATACCGCTAAATCCAGAAATACCTGAGTAGCCTGAAATTCCGCTATAGCCGGATATACCAGAGAAACCTGAGTATCCAGAAATTCCAGAGTAGCCAGATGTTCCGGAATAACCAGAAATTCCGCTGAACCCAGAGATTCCTGAATAGCCACTGATACCGCTGAAACCAGAATAACCACTGATACCAGAGAATCCGCTAATACCACTGAAACCGGAATAACCAGAAATACCACTATAGCCACTGATGCCGCTATATCCAGAAAAACCGCTTATTCCGCTATATCCCGATATCCCGCTGTAACCACTTGTTCCACTGAAGCCTGAGTAACCTGATATTCCAGAGAAGCCAGAGTATCCGCTGATACCACTGTAGCCTGATTCACCTGAAATTCCGCTGTATCCAGAAATACCAGAGTATCCACTGATTCCGCTGAATCCTGAATATCCACTGATTCCGCTATATCCAGAGATGCCAGAGAAACCACTAATTCCACTGTAACCGGAATATCCCGAAATACCACTGTATCCGCTGACACCAGAGAAGCCAGACTGACCTGAGTAACCAGAAATTCCAGAATATCCGCTCTCACCAGAGTAGCCTGAGAATCCAGAGATTCCAGAGAAGCCACTGATGCCTGAGAAGCCAGACTCTCCTGAGAAACCTGAGTATCCGCTGATGCCTGAGTAACCGGAGAAGCCACTGGTGCCAGAGAAGCCTGATACACCACTGTATCCACTCTCTCCGCTAAATCCAGAGAAACCTGACTCTCCACTAAATCCACTGATACCAGAGAATCCAGAGATGCCGCTGTAACCAGATACGCCTGAGTATCCAGAGATTCCTGACTCACCGCTGAAACCACTGATTCCGGAGAAACCAGATATTCCTGAGAAACCGCTATAGCCAGATTCACCGCTATATCCGCTGATCCCTGAATAACCGCTTTCTCCTGAGAAGCCTGAATATCCAGAGATGCCAGAGTATCCGCTGTATCCCGAAATACCACTGAATCCTGACTCACCCGAGAAACCCGAGTATCCAGAGATACCGGAGTCTCCTGAG